TGTCACTGATAGGTAAGTCTCAGTTGTCGTCTTCTTCTTCTGGTACGTCGTCCTGTTCTTGCAGGTCTGTCTCGATCCGATCGATCGCGAGCGACATCAGCTTGGTGACGTCGTGAGTCACGACCTTGTAGATCTTGCGAGACACACTGCGTGGTTGCACCTCGAGCACGAGGCCGTCGACCTTTCTTGGAAGACCGAGCGTCGCCACGTCGAGTCCCATCATCCGCAGGTAGCGGAAGGCCTCAGGTTGAGAGCGCAGATGCTCTTGTATCTGAGACAGGGTTACGTCCTGTGTGTCCATGATGTAGGTCACCACGTCGTGCCAGTTTGAGGCAGCGTACGGGTTCATGGTTGACCACATCTGTCCAAGGGCGCGTGCAGCAGTGATGGTCGGAGACAGCGACTTTCGCTCTGGGTAGAGGAAAGACGCCATGGCGAAGTCCTGACCTTTGATAGGCAGGCCCTGCAGGTTGAAGTATCCAAGGAAGTGGACGTTGCACGGATTTGTGGTCACGTACGACTTTTCCACGTTCAGTTCCATGGAGAACTTCTCCCGGGCTAGATCAGCCCAGTCTTGCAGGTTGACAACGCCGTTGACTACACAGACGGAGTCGTCTCCGAGGTAGATGTCGGCTGAGGGTAGCGCGCCGCTGCAGTGGTAGGCCAGATACCGAGTCACGATCGCGTTAACGATGGAGTCGATGATGTTAGTGAAGGCCGAACCAGAGGGCACTCCTCCTCGCTTGCGAAAGCGAGAGCCGTCAGGTGAACGGATTGGCGTGTTGATGAAGTAGCTCACTACACGCTTGAAGCGTCGTAGCGAGTCCTCCTCACGCACATTCCAGATTGCTCCATCGGAGCCCTGAACTTTGGAGAGATCCAGTGAGTCCAGGATGATCTGAAACGCATCACGAATCAGCCAAGCTGGGACCGTCTTGTCGAAGCGGCTCCAGTCGCAGATCGCGAATGTCGCATGAGGGTGTGAGCGGATCATGTCATTGATGTAGAGCATGCCGCCAGTTGCCATCTCGGCTTGGTAGCCGATGGGGAGGTTTTGAGCGCAGCTCAGGATGTAGTCCATGTAGGGGTAGAAAAAGCGTGCTTCTTCCATGAAGACTTCGAGCGGATAGCCCCAGACTGCTCTGATTTTGTTCTTTTCAGTAGAGCAGATCTGCGCGCGTTGGAACAGCGCGCTGTCATGAAGCTTCTGCTTGTAGCCTTTCCCAATCAGCGCCCATTTCTTGTGGATGTCGGCGTGGACACCTGGGTCACTGAGGGCTTCCCCTTTCGTCTTGAAGTGTTCATTGAGTGGGAGTCCTGGTGACTTATTCCGTGGGAGGTCTGGTCGGTTTTCGACACCTCCGAGTGTGAGCGGAATCACCTTGGTCTCTTTCGGGATGAACTCTTGACGTACGCTCTCAAGGGCCAGCTGATACACTGGATCATCACGGGCGGCGGGGCCAACCCTTTCCCGGTCGAAAAGCATGACATCAGCGATCAACTCATCGAGAGATTTCTCCGCTCGGTGAAGAGTCGCCAAGATCTTGTCGACGCGGTCTGACCCGAATGCATGGTTCAGGGCCTCTGTCGCGAGCTTGTCGCGTCCGGGGTTTCGAAAGTCCTGTCGAAATGATTCCCCAGGTTGTAGTGAGAGCATGTTTGGTTGTTGAGAGACGACCGACTGGTCTTTACCGTAG